CTGCCGTGTAGCGCTCCATCGCGCGTTTGAGCAGCCCCCGCCGGGGCTCTCGGAAAAAATCGATTATCTCGGGCAGCAGCGCGTCATTGATGGCAGTGCCGATGGTGTCGCCAACGCATCCGGCGAAAAACTGGTCCACCGTCATGCCCCGATCATCCAGCTGCGGTTTGACCACCGCCGCCAGCAGCTCCACCACCTTGATGTCATCGGAAAACACCTCGGTGAGCTGGTCGGGTTTGTCCACAATATCCGTGAGCTTGACCCCAGTGATGTCCATGACCCTCTTGATGGTGAGCGCGTTGACGGCCACCTGCCACTCCTGCCCGTCAGCACTGCGGAATGTTTTCACGATGTGTACCCCCATTTTTTGAACTTGAAATTGTGGCTCACAACACCATCCAGGGGATAACTGTCCGACACCGAGGACACGATAAACAAACCCGAATATGAGCCCACTGCAACCGTGAGCCTGGTGGGTGGTGTTTCTGACAAATACCCCAGCAGGGTGCTGGCCGTGCTGGTATTTATCACCTCGATGTCAATGCTCACTGCGTAGTGGATGGGCAGGTATGTCACCAGGCTCCCGCCAAATGGTGTTATTTCCCGCTCATTCGCATCCACAGAAACGCTGACATTGCGCACACCGGCCAGCGCGTTGTTGTTTACATAAACCTGGGTGTCTTTTCCCAGAGCGTAGGTAGGCATGCGCGGCGCTCCTCACCCCTCCCGAGGTCAGGCACCGCCAGTGGTGTTTGCCAGGCACGGTTTATAGGTCAGCGTATAGCTGGCCCTGTCGCTGAGCGATGCGCTGGCGCTAATGTTCACCAGCGCGCAGTTTTGAGAAAAGTTGCCAATGGTGACCGTGCCCTGCGCGCCAATCGTAGCGCTGTGCGATGTCACCTCAACTTCAAAAGTGCCATCAAACAGGCCCACTTGGAATTTCCGCGCGGTGTCGCCAAATGCGGTCACATCAATCTGGTTTCCCTCAACCGTTCCGGTGACGTTGACCACATTGGCCTGCGTCACACCAGGGGCGGTGATGGTGGCAAGTCTGCCGAGCGCGTAGCTGGTTGTGCCTGTTGGCATGGGAAATGTTTCCTAGTGTTAGATGCTCTGCGGGGAGGTGGCCGCGTTGCCCGGCTTGATGGTGAGTTTGTACGAAATAACGTCATCAATCGGCTCAGAGCGCTGGGCGCTCACGATGATGCCGGAAACGCTGCCGATGGTTGAGGTGACGCTGACCGAGCTGCCAACACTCTTGCTGGCATCTCCCAGCACCGTCAGCTCAATCGTGTTGGTGGTGAAACCGGCAGCCATCTGCTTATAGCCGTTGCCAGTGGTGTCGCGCGTGGTGACATCCACCTGCTCAGCCTCGGCAGTGAACGACACATCACGCACACCAGAAAAGCCGGAAACCGTTACATCTTTGCCGAGCTGGTAGGTGGCCACAGCATCTCCTCATTCAGTGTGTTTTTGGGCCCATCTGGGCACCTGTACCTCAGTATACCATCAGTTTCCGAGGCCCCCGATGCCGAAACGATTCTGGTAGGCAGCGGGAATCTTGCCCTCCCGCAACATTTTCAGCATGGCAGCGCCCATGAAACTTCGCGTGGGGTATGCAGCTGTGCGCCGTAATTTGGTGGGCTCCCACCTCGACATATCACGGGGCCTGGTGCCCACGCGCATCCAGGCTAAAAGCCCAGAGCGCGGGTTTGGCCAGCGGGGGATAAATGCAAATGCCTGCTGCTGCACGCTGCCGCCAAACTCATGAAGGCTGGCAATCCAACCAATGCCGTGCATGAATGTGCCCACCACCACACTCTGCGTGGAGGGATCATAGGCAAACACGATGGATTTCCGCAGCGTGCCCATGTGCGTGTGTGGCGGGGTGCCTGGGGCGCTGGCCGGTTTCTCCCGAATCTCATAGAGGCGCTTGAGCAGCTGCGTGTGTTGCCGCCTGGTGTGCCGGTTGTCACTGTTGGCGGTGCGGTGCAGCAGCTCACGAATGCTGATGCCTGGGTTTTCTTTCATGATGCGCGGTTTGGCCTTGGCCAGACCTTTTTTCAATATGCTTTTCCGCGCGGCATACATGACATTGAGGCCGATTTTGCTGAGGGCTTTCCGCGTGGCCGCATCCATCATTTTTTGGATGTCGGCCCGGTCAAAAAAGTATTCAAAATTGATGCGCCCCGGGATGCCGGGCACATTCAAATTGATGCCCGCCAGCAGCGGGTTGCGGGATTGCGGGAGGATGACACCCATGGTGGGCCTCAGCTGGTGAGCGTGTCGCGCGGCACCCGGTACACCACTTCAATCTGGCTCAGGAAAAGCCTCCGGTCTGTCAGCGCGTCCCGGTCAAATGATGTCTGCACCGCCACGCTCCACCACACCGCACCGGAGGGCATCGATGGCATGACCAGGATTTTGGAGCGCACGACATCGGCCACCTGCTGCTGGAGCTGCATGAGGCCATCCAGCTCATCCGGCTGCACATGCTTGGCCAGCACCACATAGGTCGAGTGTGAAAACAGGTCAAACCCGCGCGCCTGCGTGTGGTCGATTTCATACGGGCCTGGCACCACAGACACCGTGAGCGTGTCCAGGCTTGCGCCATCCGCGTCTGGCACATACCGGCGCACCGCCCCGAGGCTGGCATAGGGTGCGTAAAATGCGTGCGAATTGAGCCCGGCAGCCAGGGCATCAGCCAACTGCACTGCAATGCTTGCCATGTGGTTCCTCCGTGGGTGCTGCTGTGCTAGCCCGTAATGTCTAGCCCTGCGCCGCCGTTATAAATCGCCTGCACTTCCGAGGCCGATAGCGCGCGGTTCCACTTGGCCACCTCATCCACGACACCATCCAGGTACTCATTGAATCCAGAGTATGAGCGCCTGCCAATATTGAACTGGGTGGATGTTGCTGCAAATGTCTTACTAGCGCCGCGTGAGCCTGTGGAGGTTTGTGAATAATTAAAATACGCCGTAACGGTTCCAGAATTGTGCGTGACTGCTAAATGATTCCACGTCCCAGTAAAACTATTTTTATTTGCAAACCCTGGAAATTGAACCGCCAGCTCTGAGCCGTCTGTGTGAAAAACGGAGGCTGTGTAGCCGTTTAAACCCGTGTTTGTAATTTGCGTGCGCAGGCCAAACTCTCGCCCAGTGGACGCATCTTTGCCCACCACATGCTGAAAAAGTGCCGAGCTGCCCGAATAGTTGGATGTGTTTTTCACCCACACGCTGATTGACCAATTCCCATTCCCAAACTGCAAATCTGTGCTGCTGTTGGCCGAAAGGTATTGAGAGGATGCGGAAACAAAATTTCTGCCATTTGCCACCATCCCGGTTGCAGATAGCGGCGCATTTGTTGCTGTCAGAGTGTTGCCCATGCCGGTCCAATCTGTGGCGTTTGTGTTGCCACTTGCCACTGCCTCATTGAGCTGCCAAAAAGCCACCAGCCCTGTGCGCAGAGATGCGTATTTGCTGGCAACGTGAAAAAAACCAGCTTTTGCTGATAACATCAGAAATTCTGCAGCGCGGTGCCAAACCAGCTTGAGCCATCCGAAACAAACACCAGGATGTCCCGTTTGCTGGACGTGGCTGTGATTGTCGGCGCGGTGCCACCACTCCACAGCACTCCAGTAAACGATGCAGTAAATGCCGCGCTCTGCGTGAGGATGAGCGTGATTGATGCGCCAGCTGCCACCGTTGGCATGGTGAAAGTGCAGTTGCCTGTTAGCGTCACAGTTTGCACGCTGGCTGATGAAAGGCTCAGCGTAGTGGCGGTGCCTGAGTTTCCCACCGCAGCCGATTGCTCCAAAACAACCGGCAAGCGTGCCGCTGCCAGCGTGCCGCTGGTGATTTGTGATGCCGCAATCGAAATGGCATCGCTCCCGCCGCTTGCGTGGCTACTTGCGTGCGCAGTCGGAACACGCGCGTCAGAAAGGCGCGAATCGGAGCCCTGGCACGCTGTGCCACTGGTGGTTCCATACTGCACCGAAACCGTGCCGGACGATACACCAAGGCCAGCGCCAACAATCACCCCACCGAGGCTGGACACAGTGGCGGCAGGGAGCGTGTATGTGGAAATTGCTGCCCACGTTTGGTCGCCGCGCAGATACGTTGACGCGGAGGCCGTGCCGCTCCCGAGGCGCGCGGTGTCGATTGTGCCCGATGCTATGGCACCGGCAGCGTGGGTGTGGCTGGCAGCTGCCACATCGGTGCCAATGGCCAGGCCCAGGTTGGTGCGCGCGTCTGCTGCCGTGGTGGCTCCTGTGCCACCGTATGAAACGCCCACGGCGGATGCCATCCATGAGCCAGATGTGACCTGGCCCGCGCTGGTCACCAAAAACACGGTGACATTGGCGGGCAATGAGCCAACGCGGAGCGTGCCACCAACCGTGCCAATCGTGCCAGCGTTGCAAGTGATGCCGCTGGTGCCTGCGGTCACACCGGAAAAACTGACCGATTGATTGGCGGCAATCTTTGCAGCGGTGACGCTACCATCGGTTGGTGTGCGCGTGTCAGAGAGCCGCGCGTCCGAGGTGGTCACACCGTCCGTGATTCCATAGCCAGCCAGCGTGGCGGGTGTGCTGACAATCGTGGACCAGGCTTGCGTGCCCGTGTGGTTGGCACGCTGCACAGCGTAAGCCTGGGCCGCGCTGGCCTTGCTGGTGGCATCCGCAGCCGCTGCCGAGGCCACAACAGCATTGGCTGCCGCCTGGGCGGTGCTGACCGGCTTGCTGGCATCGGCTGTGTTGTCCACATTGCCGAGGCCCACCATGCCCTTGCTGATGCCGCTGACCGTGCCTGTAAATGTCGGGCTTGCCAGCGGCGCTTTTGCAGCCAGCGCGTTGGTGACCGTGGCGGAAAAATTGGCATCATTGCCAAGCGCCGCCGCCAGCTCATTAAGCGTGTCCAGGGCAGCGGGTGCGGCATTGATGACACCGGAAATGGCTGCGGTCACATCCGCCGGGGTGGCTTTTGCATTGAGCTGTGTTTGGAGCCCAACAATTTCACTGATGGTGTGGGTGTGAGCTGCTGGCGCAAATGTTGTGGGCACATCGGTCAAACTTTGCCAGCTCACGCCACCATAAGCGTCTATCGCGTCTGTGAGCCCGTTATTTGCCAGCTGCCCTAAAAATGTATCAGCGCCAGAAAGCGTATATGCGCCGCCCTCTCCGGTAATTTGTTGCGTGGTGTGCGTGTGCGCCGTGGGTGTCCGCGCGTTGGAAAGCCTGGAGTCTGTGGTCAGGACAACATTTCCAGAGAGGCGCGCATCCGGCAACGTGCCCTGCGTGAGCAGGGATGCGTTGGTGGTGGGCGGTGCTGCCGCCACAACGGCTGCCGCGAAATCGGTCACCTGGCTGGCAGTGTGCGTGTGGGCACTGGGGGCGAAGGTGCTGGGCCGGTTTTGAATGTCTGCCCACTCTGTGCTGCTATCGGCCAGGAGCAGGTAGCTGCCCTCGGCAGTTTTTGAGCCAGTGCCTGAGTAGAGCCAGCGCTTTCCGTCTGTGGTGGCAACTAGGCTGCCAGCCATGAGCTGGGCCTGCTGCGTGGTGGTGAGCGCGGAAATGGCCCCTGAGCTGGTGGTGGGCACCAGGCTGCCGATGGGCAGGTAGGCCAGGCTATTCCAGGCGGTGCTGCCCGTGCCGAGCTTAAGGCGCTGCGTGTCAGTCTCAAAGCCAAACTCACCGGCGCTGAGCGTGGGGTTGCAGGTGGACCAATTCGCGGCAGTGTCATGCCGCAGCGTGATGGTGTATTTCATGCCGCACCCCCGCCGCCGATGGCGGTGCCCGAGCTGCAGGAGCTGCCGCCGTCAATGATGGCATCAGCCACAGCACCAGGCGAGCGGGCCTGAGTGTGGATGCGCCGCAGCGTTTGGCTGCGGTTGGCCCACCTCCATGGATTGCGGCTGCCGTCCACTGTCACCACCTCATAGTTTTTCCCGGCCTCGGTGATGGTGTCGCCTTTGAGCGGGTCAGCTGGCAGGTCATCCGTGCCAATGAAAAAATCCCGCGTCTCCATCCGCACCAGCTGCCCGGCTGCGTCCACCGCCTCCCACCTGCCGATGGCCACGGTTGCCGAGCAGCTCACCGGGATGCCACCGCCTGGTGCGTAGGTCACAGTGGTGGAGAGGTGTGCCTTTCTCTGCTGCTCAAACCATGCCTCACCCAGTGAAAACAAATCCTGCATGGAATGAGCCCTGTGGTACGCATCACCCCCAGGGCAGCGGCGCTAGCGTGCCGTCTGCCCGTGGGGGCTTGCGTGTGGAATCAAACGAGGTTCAACACCACCTTCACGGTGGTATCCGAGGAAGCAGCCGCAGCGGCAACCTTGCCCGCGCGCTTGTTGGAGCCCGCCGTGGCAGTGATGACACCGTTGGTGGCATCCCAGTAGACGATGACACCCTGGCCGATGGCCGAGCCCGTCGCCTTGGGGAACGTAAACACACCCTCCACGGCAACCGCACCGAGCGTGTTAGCCGCAATCGGACGCACCGCAACCGTCACCGTGTCACCAATGACAACCACATCCCCCACCGCCACCGCCGCGCTCGGCGTGTAGTCGATGAGATCACCGTCTGCGAAATACGCAGCACCCATTTGAAAACTCCTCTACTAGAAAACTTTGTTTGTGAATCATGCCCCGGGGCAGCACGCTGCTGCCCCGGGGCTCCTGTTTGCACTCAGCTCAGGCCCGCTCAGGCGGTGGCCATCCGGTAGCACGCGAGGGATTCACCCTTGCACACACCCACGTCCAGGAAGCCACGGAGGGCCACACCGAGGAGCTGGTAATCAGCCTGGACCTGCTCGATCGTCGGCACCTGCTGACCATTGAGGAACACCACATCCAGCGTGGGGAGGTCCATCGGATCGGCACAGAGCCACCAGCTGGAGCTGGAGGTCAGGTAAGCCGATGGGACCACCTTATACCGGCCCGCCAGCACGTTGGTGCTGGGGGTGGCCGTGGTGTTGCCGCTGATGAGCAGCTGGCTGCTCATCAACTGCGCCGCAGGAATGGCCAGGTCAGCCGGAACAAGCAGCACGCTCGGATTGATGCCGAGCGGGTTGCCATCGGGGTCTTTGAGCTTGAGGTAGCCCGTGGTGGCCGAGGTCAGGCTGCCGATGGTGAGAGCGTTGCCGCTGCCAGCCGTGGCACCTGCATAGTAGGCCGCGTTGCCATCCTCAAACGTGCCCCACACCAGCTCATTCAGCGCCAGCGCGGCACCGCGACCCATGCGGGCGGGCACCATGCTGAGGGCACTGGTGTCATCGTTCACCAAATCCTGCCGGGTGATTTGGGTGGAGATGGCATAGGTGTCCGCAGACACCGAGCGCTTGGTGTCGGACGCAGCCGCCACCTTGATTTCACCCGCATTGCCCTGCTTGAGGAACTTGAACGAACCGTTGAGGCGCAGGAGGTTGAGGGCCTTGAAATCGGAAACGCTGCGGACGGCAGCAACCGATTCCCACGCCTTTTCAACGCTCATGAAACCCTGCATGAGGAACTTGTTGACAACATTGCTGAGAATGTTGGAGATGTCGTGCGTGGCAAACGACGCCTGCAGCACCTGGGCCACGTTGGCCTTATTGATGCTGTAGGAGCCCGTGTAGCCATTGGCCACCGCCGCCTTAACGAACACTTCCGACATCGTGACCGAGTTGCGGGCCTTGCTGGCCGCTTCCAAGGTCCGCTCATCGAAAGCCTTTTCGGGGTTGCCGAGGCCAGCCTGGAGACACAGCGCCGCCTCCACCACCGCCGCCGAATCGACCGGCGCGGCCACATGGATGGCCGGGGCCGCACGCTCGGCACGCATGTGCCCGAGCAGCTCAGCCCGCAGCTCAGCCTTGAGCGCGTCGATGTCGATGGCGGGAGCCTTGGGCTCCTGCTTCACTTCCGCCGCGACAATCGCGGTGGCTTCCACCTTGGCCTCAGCCTCGGTGGGCGTTTCGATGGCATCGGCCATTTGTGAAACCTCCGTAGCTTCCGCAGCTATTGCGGCGGATGTCTGGGCATCCGCACCCATCAAGACAATCGAAACCTCACGCAGTGCGCTGGCGCGCACCACAGAAATGGGCCCGGTGAAATCCCTGCCGTTGACGGTCACGGGCTCCCCCTGGGCAATGTTTTCAATGCGGCTGGTGTCCGCGCCGATGCTGGCCTGGAATTGCATCCCCCTGCGCGCGAGTGCCAGCACCTGCTGCGCGGTCTGCGTTTCTCCAATCAGCTCACCCGTGAGCGTGAGCTGCTCACCATCACTCACCACCGAGGTGGATTGACCCAGCACCGCCTCCAGGCTGTGATCGTGCCCAAACAGGATGGGAATGGACTGCCGCGCGAGGTCCATACCAGCCAGGTCCACCACCAACGGGTTTCTGCTCCATGCCTGCCGGATGGCGCGCCCGGTGTAGGCCACCAGGCTAAATGTGGGCGGTCCTCCAGCCTGGCCATCCGCCTGCACCTGCGGCGCTTCAAACCGCACCTCACCGGCCAGGCTCATTGCCCGGGGTGTGGTGTCTGCAGCTTTGATGCTGCGGCGCGTCTGCTGGTTCCACTTGCGTGCGTTTTTCACTGGTTGGCCTCCTGGGGCTGCTGTGTGTTGGGTTTCGGCGGCACCTCATCCATGCCCAGCTCACGGAGCAGGGCCCGCTCCATCGCGCGCTGCCGCAGCACGGTGCGCCAATCCGCGCCCACCTTGGCACACTCATCAGCCAGGGTGGTGGTGTTGTTTTGGAGGCGCAGTGCCTGCGCGTCTGCTTCCTTCACCGGGTCGATATGCTCCATGCCATCCCACACCCAGCGCCACTGCCACTGGGCAACAGGGGGGAGGCCATTGGGGATGAGCCCCGGGACCAGCGCGGCCTCATCCAGCCACAGGGCCAGGAGCCGATCCAACACCACTCGCTCAAGGTCAGCGCGGAGGGCTTTGAGGTGTTTGTAATACACAGCCCAATCAGATTTGGAGCTGGAGAAATTGTAGGAGCTGGAATCTAGCGCCGCGACATTGAACGGCAGGTTCAAGCAGCGCGCGATTTCAGAGAGCAGGTTGCGTTTGAAATCGCCATAGGTGGCCGTGGGATGCTCGGGGCGCATCTGCGTGGCGCTCCACCCCTCGGGCAGGCTCATAGCCATGCCGCGCACAATCGGCATGGTGTCCCACTCGGGCAGCGCTGCTGCGCCACTGTCACCGCCTGGGGTGTTGGTGCTGATGAGCGCCGCAAAATCGGCAGCGGTTTCCGCAGCGGTGACCACCGCCAGCGTGTAGCGCCGCAGGAGGGCAAACAGCTCCAGCGCTGGCACCACCTCTCCCACGCCACGGTGCTGGCCGGGCCTGGTGCGGTGCGCCCAATGCAGCACGCGCGAGGCTGGGAGCCAATCCCCGAGGTTTTGGCTCCAGGTGAGGCTGCCCGGGTGGTGGCGCATCACATGAAACTGGGCCACGTTGCCAGACTCATCCAGCCGCAGCCCGTCGATGGCACCCAGCTCTAAAATCCAGGTGGGGTTTGCTACCTGGTCAGCCTCTATGAGCTTGCAATCCAGCTGCACGCCAGTGAGCTGGGGGTTGGTGGTGATGAGGGCAAATGCCTCACCGTCACACGCGCGGGCCTGCCGCATTAGTCGCAGCTTGTTGGCCAGGTCCGTTTCCAGCATCCACTCACCCACCGCAGACTCCACGCGGCGCACCGCCTCACTGTCAGTGTCAGCGGCATCCACATGGAGCTGGAGCCTGGGGCCCGTGCCAACCAGGTCCGTGGCCAGGGTGGAGAGCATCCCGGCCAGGTAGCTGTTGTTTGCAGCCTCATACCGGGCCCGGGTGCGCAGCGTGCGCCGCACACCGGGGTGCAGCGCGGCATCAGCCGAGAGCCAATCCGCCTGGCTCCAGTGCCGCTGATTCAGCGGTGTGGTTTGCGCGGCATCATACCGGGCCCGCACAGGCTCAGCCTGCGGCGCTGGCTTCCGCCCGAAATTGAGGCCAAAGATTTTCACCCGATGTCATACCCCGGGAGGCCCGCCATGCCAGGTGGCGGATAGACCGCAGCAACGGCCACCGGGTCTGAGCCCCCGGTGGCGTTGCTGGCAATCACCTGGGCAAACCGCAGCGCTCGAAATGGGGAACGGCTGACAGAGTTTTGCGCCAGGAGAAATTTGGCCATGGCCAGCTGCGTAGCCAGGTCATGCTGCTCAATCTCCCCCGCATCCGTGCGCGCACGCTTGGGCTGTGCCAGGTTGGCACCGAGCGCGTTGATGATGGCTGCAGCGTCCATTTTCACCCTCCATGGAGGTTGTGCGGGGGCACTTCACCTATAGTGTACCAATGTTTACCGGGCCACCGGCTGGGCGCTATAGCGCACGACGGCATACCACCGCCCGCGCGGGCCCTGCGCCGCGCCAATCTCAACGGGCACCCACTGCCCCCAGTAGCAGCAGTTTCGGATGGCTTCAGCTCGGCTCATGCCGCTGCCGATGCCCTCACGCCTGCCGTTGGCGCGGCCACAGTGTCGCAGCACCCCCGTGCGCGCCATTTCCTCGGCATCCTGCTGCGCCGTGGTGATGGTCACCGTGGTGGTGGTGTAGGTGGTGTCAGCGTGCGCCATGGCACAGAGCAGAGACAGCATCAACACAATCAGAGCGCGTTTCATTGAAACCCTTTCATGCTTTGACCCAATCGGACCCATCGAACCGAAACAGCACGGGGCGCAGCCCCAAGTGTGTTGCCATGACCATGCACGCGGGCGCGAACACAGCCACCGAGGTGCCCTTTATCAGCACCCCGCGCGCGATGAGCCCGGCGGCAGCCCAGCTGCCGATGCCCTGGCCGCGCACACCCATGGCCGTCCAGCCCTCCAACGTGCAAAAACCATTCCAGCGGTGAGAGGCTGCCCAGGCGCAGATGGCTCCAGTGTTTGCACGCACCACCGCAATGGGTGTGGAGCTGGTGGAAAACGCGCTCAGCTCATCCTGCATTTCCGAGCCCGGGCGCGTGAGCCCGGTGAGCAGCTGCTGCCGGTCAGCCTGGCTGAGGTTGCCAATGGTGGTGATGTCGCACTGCATGGTGGCGGGATTGTCGCGCCACCTGTACGGATGTCAATGCTGCGGCTGCACCCTCGAGACTACGTGAACAAGCGTACAGCAGGCTCGAGAGTTTGCGCACATCCGCAGTGGAGCATCAACGGTGTGGCGATTAGCGCCCCATGCGCGCCATGAGTGCCGCGCGCTTGGCAGCCATTTCCTCTGGGCTGATTTTCTTGCGCGCTCTCGGCTGGATGCCACCCTGGGAGTTGGCACCGATGGCGCTAACACCCAGCACACTGGCAGCCACGCAGCAGCCCACCAGGCAATCCCACCAGTGATTATCGCGGCCAGGTATCAGCCGCCACTCATCAACCACCCGCCCCCTGGCCTCGGTGCGCACAGGGTATTCACTGGTCAGATGCTCATAGAGCATTTCATGAGTGGCCGTGGCCTGGTGGAGCGTGAGCGCCTGCGGGTCAGCTGCTGGCAGCCGCAGTTTGGATGCCGCAAAACTTTTCCACGCATTGGTGTCAAACAAAATGTGCCGCTGCTTTTGGATGGTGCTGGTGCGCCAATTCGCGCCCACGCGCTCCCCTTTGTCTGGTTTTTTGTCACTGAGCGTGGAGCCCGAGGCTCCCACAAACCGGCCATGGCTCGGGAAAATGCGCGTGCCGTGGGTGCTGCGTCTGGCAAAATCGCGCACCACTCCTGCGGTTTGTGCCCAGTTGGCATCGATGAGCATGAGCCCCACCTGGAGCGCTGCGTCATCATTCTCCCTCTGGTACTGCCTTGAGAGGATGGCATCGGCCACCAGCTCCAGGCCAGCGTATAGCGCCGCCTCTAGGCTCACGCCCCCCGCTACCTTGACCAGCGTTTTGCGGATGTCGCGCAGCGTGAAGTAGCTGCGCGGCTGCTCGGGGAATGTGCCATAGGCCAGGAGGTGGCCCCTGAGCTGGTGGCCGAAACCCATCACCGCCCAATAGAGGGCACGCTCCTGCACATCGACAAACGCAGTGAGCGTGTCGATGCCAGCGGGCACCAGGAATGGTGGCACGTTGACGCACTGGGAACCGAGGCCCGATTTCTCCAGCGCCGCAGTGGTGGGGCCCTCCATCACCGGCGCGTTTTGGTATTCAGCTGCAAACGATTGCTCTCCACGGTCAATGCGGATGTTCCAGCAATGCTGCACTGCCGTCAGCTCATCTGGGTTGTGCCGCTGTTGCCAGGCAACACGGGCCCCGGCATCCATTTCCGCCTGGTGCTGCCGATAGTATTCATTGGCAGGCTCGGTGCCACGCCCATCGCGCTGCCCGGCTTTCCGCAGCTCTGCGTATTCATTCCACCGCGCCTCATTCGTGGGCCACTCATAGATGAGCTGCGTGCGCTGGCCCTGCCAGGCCGGGTTTCGCTCACGATTCAACAGCCGGTCTGCTAGGTCATCGCGCCGAATGACGGTAATGGTGGTGAGCCCCGCGATTTTGCGCCCGGGCCCGGCTAGGCCCAGCACCGCACCGGATAGCACCGCCTCGCGCGTGGCACACTGGCTGGGGCTGTTCGCGCTCTCATCGGTCTGCGGGTCATCGATGAGAACCAGGCTCGGGCGGATTTTCTTGCCGTCCGCGCGTTTCGCGCTCATGCCACGGATGCGCCCGGTGATGCCCGAAACCTGGATGACACCACCGCTGGCAGCTGAGCCCTCCAGCGTTGGAAAAGTGATTTCCTTCGCGCTCCAGTGCATGTGCGTGGGCTTGCCTTTGTAGAGCTGGCCCAGGGCACGCTGGTGGATGCGGTCCAGTTTCTGGATGGGGTAACACACCTCGGGGAAATCGGCTGCGAGGTCATCGTTTATTTCGCACTCAATCTTGATGGAGTCCAGCATGGTGGCCGCGTGTTCCTCATCGGCACCAATGATGCACACCATTTCTCTGTGACCGTAAAGCAGAGCCCAGAGGGCAGCGGTTTCCACCAGGCTGGTTTTGCCGCTGCCGCGCGGCATGGCAAAAGCAAACAGGCCACCCTCCAGCACGCTGGCCTCAATGGCAGCAATCACGCGCAGGTGGTCATCACTCCACTCCAGAGCAAACGTCTGGCGAAAATAGCTCTCACAAAAAGCGCGAAAATTCCGAGCTGCCGCAGCCTTTCGCGCGGGGTCTACCACTGCGGGCAGCTCCCCGATGTCTCGGCCAGACTCTGAGAGCTTGGCCATGCGTGCCGCCGCACGCTCCCGATGGGCAGCGTAGGCAGCCGCCTGGGCGGGGGTCTGGTTTGCCCCCTGGGCCTCGGGTGAAACAAAGTTTTTTGGCATTAGGGGAGTTCGCAGCCGGTAGGGGGCAGCGGCGTGCCGCCGGGGGGACCCGCAGGCCCCCCCTGGGGGGGTCCGTGGGCGTTTTTGCGCTCAAAAACCCCTATTTTTCTAGGGCCAAACGCACTTGACCCCTGTTTTTCTCGGTCGAAACTCATTTTCTGCGTTTCACCCGGGTTTTTCGCTATCCGCGTGCGTTTCGCACTGGTTTTCCACGGGTTTTTGCGCTGCTGCGGCGCTGATTATGTTGGCCAATTCCAGCAGCCTGGAGGTGGCCACAATGACCACCGATGGCCTGCCGTTCCTCCTGTGCCAGACCACAGGCACCGTGCCATGTGGCGCGTCTGCCTCAGCCTGTGCCAGGGCAGGGTAGAGCTGCAGGCTTTCTACGCGCTTGCACTCAATGTGCAGCTGGATGTTGGTGACAACATCTGGAGAGTCTGGGCCACCCTGGTACTGCACGCCCCGGCGCGCCGAGACTCCAGGGCCCAGCAGCTCCCGCAGCTCGGCTGCACACTCGCGCTCCCCGCGCTTGCCTTTCTCGCGCTGCATCCTGCCCATCGCTGCCGCTGCTCCTGTGTGTTTTATTTGCTGTCACGATCCAACATCTTCGACCCGCTCGAAAGCCTCTCGGCAAATGTCTGCCGCCTCTCAATGCCTGTCTCGGTTCGCTCAGGTCGTGGCGGGCAGGCGTGTTTCTCGCCGCAATAAAACCACCGGCTGCACGCGATGCAGCAATGACCGCCGCATGGCTCGTTTTCTTTATATGCGCGGATGCACTTAACACCGCGCGATATACCGTCCCGCGTGCTGCCCATGCTTTCTCCTCTCATGATCTAGTTTTGCAAAGCGCGGCGCATTGCCGTGGCGTGAGGAAATGCGCCCGGTCCAATAGTGGCCTGGGCGCACACTCGGTGCACAGGATGGATTCGTAATCGTCTGCCAGTGAGCGTGCCGCATCCTCCACGGTGACCTGCACCGATTGCAGGCACCGGCTGCAGTGGCCAGACAAAAACCGTGAGCCTCGAAAGGCGCAAAACCTGCGGCGCGCAATCCTGGCCAAATCGGCTGGGCTCATTTCAAACGCTCCATCAGTGCCCTCAAAAACCTGCCACGCTCATAGTGGCATCGGGCCTCTGCATCAAACGCTGCAGTGGCCATGGCATCGCGCTCATCCTCGGTGAGCGCAGGCTGCGCCTGCCGATACAGTGGCCAGATGACATCCCCTTTCCTTGCGTGCCACTCGGCATCCTTTTTCCCAAATGCAAACGCCACTGCCTTTCCATGCACATCAACAACAACCCAAGCAACAGGCTGAGATGTAATTTGCTCCGGCCCACCCGCTGCGTGATGCTTTGTCAGCGCGCCCGCGTCTCGGAGCCCATCACCACGCTGGCGCGTTTCCTCATCTGAGGGCTGCACTGCTGGTGGCACGCATTGGCGCGTGGGTGATGGTGTTTCATTGCTTTCTGCCTGCTGCGATTGTTGCTTTTCACACGCTGCGCCACGCTCCCGCAGCATTGCGTCAGCGGCTTTCCAGGCACGCGCCGGGATGTCGGTGAGGTCACCGCGCGAGAGCATCCCCGTGAGCGCTGCCGCTGCGAAATGGTCCCGGTCTGTCATGCCTTGCCCCTCCTGCGCTTCACTGCCGCCGCGTGCGTGCGCACCACTCTCGCGGCTTTCTCATCTGCAGTATCATTGGGCTCGGGCGCGCCGCTGGCCCGGCGCTCCAGCTCATCGGCAGCCAGGAGCATCAACCCTGCCTGCACCGGGAATGGGTGCAGGTGCGCCGCCTCTCTCAATCGCTGTGCCAACGTCATGCTGCACCTCCTGTGTTGCCTTGACCCTCCAGGCGGGCCACCTCGCGCTGCAGATACCAGATTGCCTTTTTTAGGTCAGTGATTGCATCCTGTTTGAGCCCCTGCCGCCAGCAGTATTTGACAGCGCAACCGATGTTGAAACTCATATGCTCACACACGGTGATGGCCTCCACACCGCTGGGATGTGAGGTGTAGTGCGGTGGGTGATCGACGATATCGGGATTCACGAACCCTCCTCTCTGTTGCTTTTGCGGCGGGCACGCGCCCGCTCTGCTCTGCGTTTCCTCTGCGCAAAATGTGCGTCCACTCGGTCAGCCAGCAGCTCCAGGTGCGCGGCCACCGCGCGGGCCTGCGCCGGGCTCAGGGCAATCATGGAGTGGGGTGGCTCCTGCGCCTCAGCGCTGCTGCCGTGCCGCACCGCCACGCGCACCTGGGCACCGTACCTGCGCCAAATCCATGGCTCTGATGCCACCACCAGCTGAGCTGGGCGCACCATGCCCACCGTCTGCCCGATGACCCGCACACCTCCGCTAGGCATCAGCCGCCTCCTGTCCGCGCTTGCGGGCCAATGCCACCTGCGTTGCATGGAACCTCTCTGCATCATCTCCCTCAAATCCTCGCGCCGGTTGCGGGCCTGGCAATGCCCCACCGCGCTGCTTGGGTGGGTGCAGGTACTTGCCCGCCAGCACCCGATCCACAAACCCGGGCCCGCAGAATTGATGTATGTCAACCGGGGTGGTGAAGTAGCGGCACGAGGCCAGCACGGGGATGGCCTCCAGAGCCCGCAGGAGCCACGCAGGCTCCCCGAGGGCCTCCGTGGCCACCTCGGGGGCATGTGGGCTCCTATATCGCGTGCCAGGGCCTTTATTCCACGCATCCCGCAGGGTGGGCCACTCCTGGCCTGGCTCGGGCTCTGGCTGGGGCTCGGGGCTGCTCCCCTGCGCAGCAGTCTGCTGTTGAGGAGGAGGAGGATACTGTCCTCTCTTCTGGTCCGAATTTTGTCCGACTCCACTCGGACATTTTTCGGACACCCTAACCCGTTGCCGCCGCTCGGTTTGCTTGCGGGCGGTGTCGCGCTGGCGCGCCTTGGCAGCGCTCGAAAACCGGCGCTCCCAGTTGCTGATCGTGATGGTGCGCGCGCGCTCGTCCAGACAAATCCAGGACACATCCCGGACAAGAAACCAAAACTCAGGGGTGCCGCCGCACACGCTGGCTAGGGTTTGTGCAGTCCCCCTGAGTTGCCCATCTGCTGTGTTGAGGGCTGCCCATCCCCAGAGCTGCAGCAGCCTGTAGACCACCACCTCCACTGGCTCCCCCGAGAGCGCCACCAGCTCCTGCACCTCTGGTTTGGTGCCCAGGTTCACATCGACGGGAATCCATTCCCCAGCCATCGCTCAGCTCCTGGTGGCATACCAGCCACGTTTGAAATCCTGGAAATCGGACACCCCGCCACCCTGGCGAAATGCCACATAGGCAATGACGCACTGCTCCAGCTCATGATCCCTGTGCTGCTCCTCACGGCACTTGCGCGCCGCCACCTCATCGCGCTCCATGCGCCTGCGCTGCTCCCGGTACTGGTCCGGTGTCAGCGTCACCGCAGCACTCCCATGCCGTATGTGTCGCGGCACCTGGCAGCCGGGCCCGCGAAACCGTGGTTGTCCCACCGCCCCTCCAGCTCACTGCCGGGCATCCACCCAGCCAGCACCACCTGGGCAGGGGCACTGGTGCCCTCCAGCTCCATGAGCGCCAGCACATAGGCCACATCGGGCACAATCCTGCCCGGCGCGATGAGGTGCATGGTGAGCGCCTTGCCAGGCGTGAGCTGTCGGCACGCGGAGGCTTTGACATCGACGCGCGTGCCGCTGTCCAGCACACAATCCACCCCGCTGTCACCGCCATCCAGCTTGGCTGTGTACCTATTTTGGTGCGCTTCAGCCCACGCGCGAAACCCACCGCTGCCGAGGGCCTCAGCCCACACGAAAAACGCAGCCTCACCGGCAGCGCCGGTGACCTGGTTGGCCTGGCTGTTGTCATCGCGCTGGGCCTGGCAGTGGTAAATGTCAGATGCACCACCCAGCACCGCCATGCTGGCCAGCGTGTTGATGGCCGCGCGCTGCTCCTCAGTGAAGCGCACCACCGCCATGCCCACGCTGGCAAATGTCTCCAGCTCAGCTGTTGTCATCCGCCACCTCCTCTGTTGGTGCCGCCTCCACCACATGCGCCGCTGCCAGGTCAATGATGCGCAGCGCCCCCATCCACGCGCTGACTAACACCAGGTCATCCAGCTGCCCCCGCTGGGCCACCTCGCGTGTCAGCCTCTCAAGCGCCCGCAATAGCTTTGGGCCACAGGCCCGGGCTTGGTCATCGGTGACCATGGGCAGCTGCCGCATCGTGCGCCCAGTGCGCGGCACGCCAGCTGAGACAAACCGCAGGGGGCGTTTGTCTAGCCTGGCTTCAAACTCATTCCACTCAAACGTGGTGGGTGGTCGCCCCTCGGGCAATGCACCCGTGCCTGGTGCAATCGGGAATATGGAATCTCGCGCCATGCAATGGCTCCTGTGTCGCGCCAGCACCGGCTGGCTGCTGCACGGCCACCGAGGTGAGCCATGGAAGCAACGCAGCCAGCCGGGCTGGCTGTGGTGTGGTTAAAACGGGATGTCATCCTCAGCCACACGGGCTGTGATTTTCTGTGCCGCAGTGGCCCGCCTGGCCCTGGGTGCGGTCACCTCCTCTGGGTCATGCCGCTGCCTGCGCTCCTGCGTGGTTTCCGTGTCGCGCGGCTGGCGCTCCACGGGCACCCACTGGATGATGCTGGGTTTGGTGGCCCCCGCATCGCGCCCAGACTTGGCCTCATAGGTGCCGGTTTCCACATAGACCCGAGTGCCCACCAGCTGCTGCTCATCCCACACGGGCTCACCGCGCACCGGGCCTGGCACGCCAGCGCTCGCGGCAACCTCACTGAGCTTGGCAACCCAGTTGGTGGCCACGCTGGCAAACACCCGATGGCGCTGCCCGCCGTGGTCAACGTCCACCCAGATGCTCAGGCAATGGCCGCTCGGGTTGCGCTCGGTGATGCGCCAGCCAGCCTTTTCCTCCACCAGCTCCACTTTTCCGAAATGAAACCCTGCGGGCAGGCACTCGCGCGGCTGGTGCTGCGGCTTGGCATCCCCAGGGAACTGGTCCCAATCAATCTGCATAGTGGCAAAACTTCCTTTCTTTGCCCGGCATCACAGAGCGCGTGCCGTCTGGTTTTGCAGTGATGACCACCCGCCCTGTGCGGATGTCATCAGCCACTGCACGAATTTGCTCCGGTGATGGGTCACCGGGCGCTGGCCCGCCGGTCACCACCGAAATCTGGTAGTGGGCCCATTCCACCGAGCGCCCACAGGCCCGAGCTGTCTGCTCGGCTGTGAGCCCCCGTGCAACGCAGTCCCGCACCGTGTCACTGAGCGCCTGCTGGCTAGGCATTGCTCACCGCCTCCCTGCGGGTTTCGATGGCCAGCCTCAGCGTGTCAGCCTGCTCGGTGGTGATTTCACCGCGCATCAGCCGCTGCCCGATTTTGGGCGTGAGCCCATCCAGGGCCTGCGCCGTGGCGCTGGCAATGGCTGCCAGCGTGGGCCCGATGTCTGCCACCGGCGCTGGCGCTGGGACCGCCGCAGGCGCGGCACCCTCGCTGAGCCAATCGGCCAGGCTCTCCCCGAGGGCCTCACCTGGCTTGTCGATGATTTTATCCTGCCACCGCCCGGTGCGGTCTTTGATGACCGTGGCCAGATGCTCGGTGGTCAGCTCAATCAAGAAATCAAACTCATACTCCGTGCCCGCGCGCTGCATCGGGGCCAGGCCCACGCGCTCGGGCTTGGCCTTGCCGTTGCTCTCGGATGTTTTCCACTCCGTTTTGCTCCTCATCGTCACCAGGATGTGCCCCCGGAAACTGAGGATGGCATCGATGAAACGGCGCTGGAGTGGGCTGCCCTCACTCCACGCGCTCCAGCTGTTGCCCCGGTACTTGGTGCGGGCCAGCTGGTCCACATGCTCCTGCAACGCATCCCATGCGTGGCTCATGCTGTCGATGATGAGAACGGCAAACCCAGCCTCTGCTGCCATGCGGATGGCGTTGCAATAGCCATCGATGCTCTTGTCGGCCAGCTCCAACACATCAAACTGGAAACGGTCTGCGTATTTGCTGGCACTGCCGCGCTCGGTGTCGATGAGCCCGATGCGGCCACCGCGCGCGAGCCCCTTTCCAACACGCAGCGTGGTGAAAGTTTTGCCCGCACCGCTGGGCCCGAAAAACGCGCCGCGAAATTTGGCGCTCTGCTTTGTTGCTCTCGAAAATCCGTTAGCACTCATTGCCACTCTCCTCCTGCTCTGGTGCCGCTCCACCTGGCAACGCGCCAGGCTTTTCCTGCACCTCCCATGGGTCCATCCGGTTCCAAATCTCCTCACGAAAAACGCGCACCTTTTCCGGTGCCACAATTCCGAGGCGCACCTTTCCCTGGTCGATGCCGGTGACAACCACCACCACCTCCAGGTCAGGAAAAACCAGCGCCTCCTCCACCCGTCTGCTCAGAACAAGCATTGCGCCTCCCTGCGCCGCCCCGGGGCCTGCCGTGGCCACCGGGGGCAAACGCTCCTAATGCGCCCCGGTCCCCGGGGCTCCTCTCCCTGCCAATCCGTTGGCAGGGCCTCCTAACGGAAACAAACTCCTTCCGGTGAGCGCTCTGGCGTGCAGCTCAGCCAGCCTGGTGGCTGTGCCTTTGGCTGCGCGGATGGGCCCACCGTCACTGACTAGCGCCGCATCCAGCTCATCCCGCACACGCTCCAGGTCATGGATGGCCTCCACCAGCGCGTCAAAAAACGCCACTGGGTCACACGCGCTGGCACGCTCCTCCAGCGTGAGGTGGGTGTGGTCCCACTGCGCAAGCGGCGCACCGCCTGGGCAGCCCACGCACAGCTCAGCCAGGTTGATGAGCCTGAGCGCTACAGCGGTGGCGTTTTCAATAGCCTGCGCCTGACCAGGCGCGCCATTTGCCAGCGCATCTGCTTGGTGTGTGGTGACCACTCGCGCTGAATGGCTGCCAGCTGTGCCCGTATCTCGCGCGGGGTTGGCAGCGGTGGTGATGTGTTGAGGCCACCGCGCCCCCGATTGGATTCCAGTGATGCCATCCGTTGCACCTCCTGCTTGAGAGTGTGAGCAGGATGCCGCTGGCTGATTGTCTCGGCTATCCACCAGTGCCTCCATGCCCGTGGGTTCCGTGGGCCTCCTGGCCCACACGGGGGGAGATTTTTCGCATTTGCGGAAAACCCGTCAAGGGCAGTTTTCCGCATTTGCGAATAACCGAAAAACAACTGCACCGGCAACGGTTTTGGGGTTTGCAAACAATCAGGAACCAGGAAAATGCGCCACACGCTCACCGCAAATGAACGGCGGCCACCGGAGTATTCACCATGACGCATGACGCAGCAGGGCCGTCCGTTGCATCGGCTGGTTCTGGTGAGAACTATCCGGCGAAACCGGATGGTTGGATTGCGGTGGCGGAGCGGTTGCCGGAAGAATACGCCACCGTTCTTGTGGCTACGAACGGCTGCGTATCGGCAGGAGAAATACGCTTCCCAGGTATTGAAGACGGATTGCCAGAGCCGTGGTGGATGGTGTTTAAGGACCGGCGGGATGGTGGTATAGCTTGGGCTGGGATTGTCGCCTTTAGCAATGTCACACATTGGAGGCCGCTGCCCGAGCCTCCAGCGCACGGCACGGTATAAGAGGCGCAAATGGGTTTTGGCAAAGAAATATCAGCGGGATGGTGGATGGGATGTTCGTGGGCCACCGCAGACGATTATCGTCGCGTGAAAGCAACCTACGGAAAGCACCGGCTGGGCGAATACTTATTCAAGGTTGAGAACAACCTAAACCGCGTGCATGTGACGAACGACCTGCGTGCCGCAGACGGTTTGTGGACCCTTGCCAATATCGTCGTTCGCTACGATTTGACGCCACGCCAGGCTGCAGGGATGGCAACCAAGATGCGGCGAGCCATCCAGGTATACGACGCTGAAACGGGTGACAAGCCCCTCAGCCCACCAGCTTTGTGAGTGGCACCCCGAGGGCCTCGGCCAGCTTGGCAGCGGTGTCGAGGCGGGGGCGGTTTCTGCCGATGAGGATTCCGTGCAGGCCCGAGGTGCTTAGTTCAGCCAACGCCGCCAGCTCATCGCGCGACAGCCCGCGCCGTTTGGCCAGGCGCTCAATGCGCTCCCCCATGACGCACAGGCTGACACTGCGGGGCCTGCCTCCAGCTGCCGGGTGTCCAGAGTGTCGCGCTGCGGTCCTTCGCATGGTTTGGCTCCTATGTGTGCGGCTGTTGACAACCCACTGAGCACCCCCAATCATTTGGGGGGTGCAATACACCCGGAAGGGCTCGAACCTTCAACCTTCGGTTCCGTAGACCGATGCAATACCTTTGAGGGGTGGCATCACCTATGAGGGTTGTGCGCGTTGTGCGGAATGTTTTGGTTGGTCCGTGTGTATTGGCAGAGCCCCGCGCGGTGGGGGCACGCGCGCCCGATTGAGGGGATAGCGCGCTAGCTGATTCGGTGGATGATTGTCGCCCTGGTGGCCCTCATGGAGTGGGGGCTAGTAGCTGTGGTGGTGCCCGCACTGGCAGTGGGTGCCACCGCCCACATTGATGCACACAGATGTTTCGCAAAGCGGGCCCGCAGACCCTTGGCCAATACTGCGCCTCCTATTCCCTGTTTCACGATGTCGCGCCAGAAACGCTGCGGCAGTATTCCATCAGCGTAAGCCTGTTTGAGCGCTGGGCTGGTGCGCCCGTGCCACTCACCGAGCTGGACGCAGAGAGCGTGAGCGCGTGGCTGCGTGACTACGCTGCCACGGGAGTGGCCGCGCACACCGTCAAATCAAAACGGTGCCACATCCTCACCATGTGGAGGCAGGCGAGTGATGAGGGCCTGTGTGATTTGCCAGCCAGGCGCGTGCGCCCGGTGCGCGTTGGCTGGGTGCCACCCACCGCCTGGACCGTGGAGGAGGTGCAGCAGCTGGCCAACACATGCGCGAAACTCCCGCGCGGCCATGCCTGCGGATTGCGGCGCAGCCTGTGGTGGGAGTTGGCGGTGCGCATTGCCTGGGATAGTGGGCTGCGCCTCGGTGACCAGCTCAGGCTCCAGGTGAGCCAGGTGAGCGCCAATGGGCTCATCACACTCAGCCAGCACAAAACCCGCTACGGGCACATCGGGCAGCTGAGCCCGGCCACCATGGCGCTCCTGCGTCACACGTTGGAGCTGGTGCCCCGGCAGCTCTGCAGACCGTGGGATGGCAGCGGCGAAACATTCCGGCGGCAGGTCAAACTCCTAGTCAAAAAATCTGGCATCCGCCCGGGCACCTGGAAGTGGTTGCGCAAAGCATCAGCCTCGGATGTGGAGCGCCACCACCCTGGCCAGGGCAGCCGCCACCTCGGGCACATGCCCGGCAGCCGGATTGGCCCCCGCCACTATTTCGACCCCACCATCGTGCAGCAACAGCTGGCGGTGCCCACACCGCTGGCACCATCACCCACATGCCCAGGGCAGTGAGGCGCTTGCCAACCGGCAGCCATTCGGCAATACTCCCTGCATGGGAAAAATAGACCCCAGCCTCTATGTCACCATCGGCACAGCAGCAGAGCTGGCCAGCGTGTCACGTTTTTGGATGCGGCAGCAGGCCCAGGCTGGCCGCGTGCCCGCCATTGAGATTGATGGGCAGTGGTTTGTATTGCGCTCTGCAGCTGCTGCGTATGAGCGACACCCGAGCGCTGGCAGGCCACGCAGCGCTGCCACACAGCGCACCCGGGGCAGGGCCCGGTAGCGTCTGGCCCGGGAAATTGCCTGGAAACGCCGAATTTCTCACCCCCTTGCACCAGTATTGCCGAATGGCTATATTGGTCACACGCAGGCAAATGAGACTTGCGGGAAACAGCAAACCGGGAAACCAAACGATGAATACTTCGACAAAGATTGCCGCCGCCAAATTCGCTGCCGCCGCCCGTGAGGCTGGATGGAAAATCAGCGCCCGTGAAAACATTGTGACCATCACCAAGCATTTCACGCCCAACAGCCGCGAAGAATTCGTCAAGCTGGATGGCGAATACTACGGCATCCTCTCTCTGGTCAAGGCGCGTGGCGGCAGTATGTGGGGCACTGATGGCTCGGGCGTCGGTGGATACTCGGCAATGCTGCACGGATGTTTCACCATGAACATCAGTGGCGTTAGCCAGGCTTTCATTGCCGCTCTGTGACCGCCTCCAAATGGGTGGGGCCACCCGGCCTGCCGACAGCTGCGAAACGGGTGGCATTTCAAAACACATTTCAAACCACAGGAGCCATGCCATGAAAAAGCGCGTTGTTTACGGTCTGCCCATCACACCCATCAACCTCCTCAGTGAGGTTGGTGGCAACAGTTTCTGCATCAGCTATGCCACCCGTGCCAAACTTGGCACGCAGCTCAGCCAGGCGATTGACCTGGTGGCCGATGATGGCATCCTCATGATTGATAATGGCGCTTTCACGGCATGGCGCTCGGGTGCCTCCAACGCGCAGGGGTATTGGGATGCGTTTCTGCAGTGGGCCATGCCCATCATGGACCAGTGCCCGCAGGCAGTGGTGGTGGTGCCCGATGTCATCGATGGCACCGAGGAAGAAAACAACGCGCTCATGCAGGATTTTTGTTTTGGTGCGGGCCTGGAGCTGGGTGTGGCCGTGCCGTTTGAGCGCTGCATGGTGGTGTGGCACATGCATGAGAGCCTGGAGCGCCTTGCCTACCTCATCGAAAGCGGGTTTTCGTTTATTGCGATTGGCTCCTCTGGTGAGTTTGCCAAGGTGGGCACCACCGAGTGGCACGCGCGCATCACCGAGGCCATGCAATACATGACCGATTTCTGCGCCAACAGTGATGGCTGCTATGTCATGCCCTGGATTCACATGATGCGTGCCCAGAGCCAGGCCCACCTGTATGCGTTTGATTCCAGTGATAGCTGCAACCTTGCCGTAAATCACTGCCGCTACAAAGCAGAGGGCCCAGGCCACGTTGCCCGCCTGGCTGGGCGCATTGCTGGCAAGATTCACGCCAGCTGCACGGGTGCCGAGCGTGCCACGATTGAGCCCCCGGCGGCGCTCACCGCCATCTGCCAGCACATGCGAGCGCTGCAGCAGCTCGGCACCAAGCCCCTCTGCAGCCAGGAGGCCATCTGATGCACCACCTCCAGCAGCTCATCGATCATGGCGCACACCTGGTGCGTCTGGCCCGTGGGGAAAAGCGCCCCTTGGGTGCCGCCTGGCAGACCCGCGCCACGCAGAGCCTCCAGCTGGTCAGCCAGTGGCTGCGGCAGGGCAGCAACGTGGGCCTGCTCTTGGGCCCCACCTCGGGGCTCATTGATGTGGAGTTTGATGAGCCAGAGGGTGCCGATGAGGTGCAGGCCCTCGGGCTGGATGTTGTCACACCCACCTGGCAATCGGCGCGCGGTGTGCATCGGTTGTTTCGGTGGGATGACCGGCTGCCGCTGGCAGCCACCCGCAAACTCGGTGCCCTGGAGCTGCGGCTGGGTGGCCGCGCTGCACAGTCTGTGCTGCCCCCGAGCTGCCACCCCACGGGCTGCCGTTATGAGTGGCTCACGCCCCCGAGCGTGCCCGTGGCGGCGCTCCCGGCGCACCTGGTGGAGCTGATGCAAGAGGAGGCCCGGCAGTGGAGCTGAAATGGGATGCCATGCTACGGGCCCTCCTCCTGGTGCGCCTTGGCCAGGAGCTGGGCACTGATAGCCAGCTGGCCCGGGCAGTGGTGGCCTTGGTTGATGCGCTCACGCATCTGGTGCGCTAGGCCGCTCGCGCTTGGCCAGCTCACGCGCAAACCGCGCCATCTGGGCCCGATTGAAATCGGCGCGGAACCACCGATCCAATAGCACCATCTGCACCTGGTTGCACAGCGTAGCCAGCAGGATGGCCCACAGCGGGCCCACCCCGTGGCGCGCCTCATAATGCTCACGCACCTGGCATTTGGAGAGCTTGAGCGCGTGCGTGAGCGCCCCGTGGTGGGCGCTGATTTGCGTGATGGCTTTGAGGTGGTACGCAGGCCAATGTTGCAGCACCAGCTCAATGATTTCCGTGGAGCGCTTGGCACCAGCCAGGCTGGCGCGCTGCCCCACTTCACGGCACACCTCCGCGCAAAACTGCTCCAGCTCAGCGCTCACGGGCATTTCCCGGTGGGGCAGGTTTTGCCCGCCTTGCATTTGCAGGTGGCCGGGCAGGGGCACGGGCCACGGTGCAGCCCGTCACCCGAGGTGATGACACCATTCACGCATTGCCCACAGCATTTGGGTGCCGGGCCCGGGGGCGCGGGAGCGGGGGCTGGCGCTGCCTGGCCTTGCTCTGCGTAGGCAGCCGCCACCGCAGCCGAAGCCCGCGCTGGCTCCAGCGCCACTGCGTGCGGGTCAACCGAGAGCGCCACCAGGAGCTGGTGCAGCCAGGTCATGATGCCACCTCACAGAAATGTTTCATCCTCACCATCCTCATCGTCATCATCCAGCCAATCCCATAGCAGTGCGCGCGCCATTCACCACCCCCTGTGATGTGCGACAAAACCCTCTTGAGTCTGCGTGTGCAGCTGCTCTGCATCAGCGGGCGGGCCCTCGGCAAAAAGGCCAATCCAGAGCGCCGTTTTTGCCAGCCGCACCACCGCGCGGAGGATGGGCCGGTCATGGAGTGGCTGCGGCTGTGGGGCAATGTCTGGCAACACGCGCCCGGCTGACCACCAGCCAGCCAGGAGCGCCAACACCAACACCCACAGCGTGTGTTTGTTTTGAGTCTGCGTTTTCATTTCAGCTCCATCATCCACTGGTCATGCCGCAAATCCCGATAGCGCCAGCCGCCAACACCGGCCACCGCGAAACTGTCATTTCCGGCCAGGAGCGCGTTGCAATCCTCGCGCGTAATCCAATAGCTTCCATCTGGCTGGTCAGCTGGCCACTTGCCGCCGCCTTGCCAGCTGCTGCCCCAGCTATTGATGACGCAAACACCATCGCGCTTGCCTGGCCCGTCTGCGTAGCGGCACGCAATCAGACACTGGCAGTGGGCCCATGAGCCCGAGCGCGCGGCGAAACCATCGGCATCCCGCGTGGATGAAAACCCAAGTGAGCCACACACCGCTATGGGTATGCCACTCTCCAGGCTGGCCCGCGCCTCATCGAAATTTTTGATGAGGGCCACACCCATGGCTGGATGTTCGTTTGCCAGCTTATCCAGCTGCCCGCCATCCGATTTGCCACCGCAGCCATACGCTCCCCAATCTTTGGCGCGCTGCCCTGAGTAGGTGGTGAGGTCCACCAGGCCAGGGTATGGCTGGCGAAACAGCACGCCACCCGTGCCGTTTTTTAGACCGCTGCACCAGCGGGCACACGCAGCGCCATAGCTTCCATCGCTCCACCCCGCGAAACTCACCCCGCGCGCCTCACAACGGCTGCCCCCATAAATTGCCTCTGGGCTGACCAAGCGCGGAGGCTCTGGCACCTGGCCCGTCACCCAATCCGTGGCCAGCGCCACATAGCACGCCATGCCCCAGCCAAAGCTGGTGCAGTCCCCAATAGCCTGCGTCCATGGACCAAACGGTGTGCCATACACCTGCCGGTGGGCTTTGTCGGCAAAGCGCCACAGAAACGTATCCTGCCCCTTTGCCTGGGCGATCACCTCACCGGCAGCCTGCGCAAACAGCGGCTGCTCCAGCTCAGTCAAAAACTCGCGCGTGGCAGCTGGGTTTGGGATATAGCCAAAGTTGGAACGGGCTGCCGGTGACCGCTGCACCGCAGCTGCATAGAGCGCCAGACACAGCAGCAGCGCCGCGCCAGCCAGGCGCAGCGTCATTGATTTATTTGCCCGCAGCATGAGCAGCAGCCCCCTCAATCGCGCGAAATGCTGCCACCCACTTGGCGCGCTGCTCTGGTGTCAGCGGTCCCCCATCTGTGCCAACCTGCTGCTGCAGATAGTTGGCCACCGCATCTCGCACCCGTGGCTGGCGCTCCCCGAGGCTCACGCCACGCATCCGAATTTCACGCGCCGTGGTCCGCAGCTCATCCAGTGCAACACCGCTGGTAAGCCTCGGCTGTTTCTGCTTGCCATCCCACTCAATCACCGCCGCCAGCTCACCAGTGAGTGCCGAGAGCAGCAGCGCGTCATCCCCCGCCGTGCCGCCTGTGAACAGGCCAGCCAGGCTGAGCCCCTCGGGGGCCGGGGCAGGGGAGGGCCGGGCACTGAGGCCCACCACCAGGGCCACACCCACCAACGCAGCTGCGGCGGCATACCTCATGGCTGGTCACTCCCATGCACCAGGCTGAGCGTCAGCGTGTCAATCGCCTTTGCAGACTCGGTATCCACACCCTCTGAGCTGGTGGCCAGGAGCCTGCCGCGCACCGTGGAGAGCGCCAGCAGTGCCTCATGGTAGGTGGGGGCACGCTGCGGCTTTGGCGCGGCTGGCTGCGGCTGCGGCAGCGCCGGGATGGGCGCTGGCACGGTGCCAAACTTTGGCCACAGAATCAGCGCGGCAGCTGCGGACAACAGGAAAAACGTAATCATGCGGCAGCTCTCACCAGGGGGATGATGCGTTCGATGGCACCGGAGCAGATTGCCAGCACGATGGCCCGCGCGGCAGGTTTGACCAGCAGCCACACCGGCTGCAGATAGAACGGGATGGCCAGGTCAGCCAGGCCATCAAACACAGCGCCCACGGCAGCCAACACGATGGCCTTTTTCTCGGGCCCGGGGTTGCCGAGGGCCTCGGCCAGTTGCACCCCGAGGGCCACCGCGCCGGTGAGCAGGTCACCCAGCTCAGCCAGCGTGAGCCCGCCCGCAGCCTCCTGCTTGGCCCGCTCCAGATAGGCAGCCATGGCTGCCGCAAAATCCTGTGGCGCGCTCATATCAGCCCCTCCTCATAGGCACGCTTGGCTGCCGTCACCGTGCATCCCAGCTCAAACGCCAGCAGCTCAAAAAATGTGTGCGTGGTTTGCGGGCGCGAGGTGATGCAGCCGATACCAGCCTTTGTGGTGGGCTGGTAGTGAACGTGGTCACCGCCCTGGCCAGGTGCAGCCAGGGGCTCACGACCCCGCGCGGAGTGCCTGTAGTGCCGGTCCTGTGTGCGCCGCTGTATCACCGGAAAACGCTCCTGGTACACCTTTAGTATACGGGTGTGCAGGTAGGCTCGAGGGTGCCAGAATCCCCGGGAAAAACGCTGTTTTCTAGCCAGCGTCCAGCTCTGATTTGCAGGCTGCGTACCCGGCGCAGTCCACCATATTATCGGGCACCGGATTGGGGCCCTGGTCTCGCGCCACTTTGTCAAGAATCATAATTGTGGCCCAATCGGATGGAACCAATGGCTCACGCAGTTTGTGCCCGAGCGCTGCGTTTATCAGCCCCACGGTGCGCGCGAAATGCTCACCCGGTGCGCCATACTTCGCGCGCCGGTCACGGGTGGCCTCCACAGAATCCAGCAGCATCCGCACCGCTGGCGCATCACCGGCTGGCTCAGCCTGGCTTGCCGCCTGGAGGCTCTCAGACCTGCGCCCCTTGATTGCACCCCAGATGGCATCCAGCTGCTCCGGTGAATGGCTGGCACCCACTGGCGTGAAATCATGCCTCACGTTTCCACCCTCATCGGTTTGTCGGTGTCGCCTTTGAGGCGCTCAATTTCCCGCAGTGCCCTGCCGAGCGCCGCCGCCAGCGTGCCGTTGGCTGCCGTCCAACTGTTGGCTGGCCCGTACTTATTCACTAGCAGCCATGCCCTACTAATTTCCTCGGGTGTCAATGCTCCTCCTCACGGGCCAGCTGCCAGCATCCCCAGCAATCCGCCAGCCTGCCTGTAGAAAAACGATTCCATAGCGCGGGGTGTGTGAACAAATCCCATCTGCGCGTGCCACTCATCCGCCGGGCAGAGCGCCGGGCTCACCCGCACCGTCACACCGTCGATGGTGTCGATGGGCCTTGACCACTCTGCCGCGCGTGAGTGGAGGTGCCCGGTGTGAATCTCACGGTAGGTTGCCTGGCCCCACGCGGCAGCAGCCTCCAGGGCCATCACCTGCGGCAGCCGTTTTTTGGCGCGGTGCCCGTGGGCCAGGCCAATCAGATTGCCACCGTGCGTGATATATTGCCTGGAGGTGTACGCACCGGACACCGACACCCGAGCATCCCGCGCGAACCGTTCCACCAGCACGCGCTGAAATGCCCAGGTGAGCGCCTCATCATGGTTGCCATTCACAATCACCACATCGGTGCGGCAGCTTTCGGCAGAGCGCTCCACGATGCCGAGCAGCGCATCCGCACCCACCTCGATCATTTTTTGCAACCGGCCATCCCGGTCCAGAGCAGTGCCCCCCGTGGTGGTGCCAGCTGGGGAATCGTAGTGAAACAAATCACCCAGAAACGCCACGGTGCGGCGCGATGGCCGAAAACACCGTTGACCCTCATCGATAAGTTGGCCCGCCGCAGCGGTCACCAACTCTGATGCTATCGTGAGGTCATAATCCGTTTCCCCGGTGGATTTGGCCCATGCGTATTTTCCGAAATGGGTGTCTGCCACCACCAGGAGCTGGTGGGTGCCGAGATGTTTTCGCAGCGGCTGCCGGGCCCGAGGCCGATGCCGCAGCTGGCGCGATGCCCCGCGCACGATTGCCTCAACCATGGAGCGTGTGCCGTCACCGGCAGCCAGCACCTCCTGCACCGCCTGGCTCAGTCTGATTTTCGTAGCCATGCCGCGATTTCCTTGGTGGTTGGTGTGGCCCATCCATCCTGTTTGGCAACGCTGGAAATGGCACGGGCCACCGCCATGGCACTGGCTCCATAGTGGCCTGCCTGGAATTGAGTGCGGATGATGCCGAGCTGCTCGCGCTGCTCGGGGCTCAGCCGCGCGTGCCACGGGATGGAGCGCGGGCGCGCCGCCTCGGGCACAGCCGCGGCGACCCTATCCGCCAGCGTTTTCCGTTTTGCCACTGGGCTCCTCCGTGTGCCGAGCTTGCAGACCGGGGTTGATGGCATCGCTGGCCTCCAATGCTGCGGTCATATCGGCCACATCCGCAGGGTCAACCTGGGACGGGAAAAGCGCATTGGCAACAGCGTTGGCCGCGCGCTCCACCACTTTGCTCACGGTGGCCCCTGCGGCATCCAGCGCGTTGGCGCGTTGCTTGCACCCGCAATCCTTGCCCGTGGCGGCGCTCACGCGCTCAGGTGTGATGCCCACCGCAGACAGGCCAGCACTGATGGCACTGCCAATGCGCAGCGGTGGCACCTTGATGCGCTGCTGGTGCTGCTCGGTGGCATATTGCACCGCCATTTCCGGCAGTGTGCGGCAGAGCCGAAACGTATTCACGCGCTTGGCAACATACCCGCAGCGCTCGCAGCGCAGCGTGTCTGCCGGAAACGTGCACATCACTGTGGCTGCTGTATCACCGTCCATGTGGATACTCCAGAGGTACCGCAGGGTACTGTTACGGTGCCGGTGCGCTGCTGGCCCGTGGTGTTGGTGGAGATGGTCAGCGCCACGTTTGCTGAAAACAAATCACT